TTCAAACGTAGAGACACACCGTGGTCACGCATGTTGTAGGGCACGAAAATAACTGCGAGGTTACACGTACTGCCGGTGGTTAGCTGAAAGTCTTCTGGTAGCTCCTTACCTTTAGCGTCTACTTGCAGCGGCTTCTTAGTAGGCTCCCCACTGTACGCGCCCTTGAGTTTAGCCTTACCAATATACCGTCCGTCGTCGTGCTTCTCGAAAGGCATATCTAACTTCTCAGGCCATTTGTTTTCACGCTTCTCGGCGTACGATTCGGCCATGCACTTGAACAGCGCCTTAGCTTGCTCCTTGGTCATCAAGAACTTAGTCTCGTACGCAGCGTTTTCGGCCAGCGGGTCACACGGTACAGAACGGTTCTCTGCTTGGTCAAAGTGGTACGTACGGTTAATACGTGGGTATAATATTTCTACATTGTCGATCATTTGCATTGCTCATTCTCCTAAGAATGGTTGGTTGGATGTTCGTACCCTTCGACAATTCCAAAGGGTGACGAGGTTGCGCTTCGCTCATTGCTGGGCAAAGTTATTGCTTCGATTGTATCGGGATGGTTAATCATACCCGTAACAAGGTTTAGTTCTACTTCTTCAAGAGGACGTACTGGTTTGAAGAAGACTTTCGGTATCGGCGCGGCTTCGTCAAAGTATATTTTTGTCACCACTGATACAGCGGTTGTATTATGCTCGGACAGAAACCTAGCGTATTCCTTCAACGGCATCGCACCGCCGACAGTTTTACCAAAAATAGAAGTGGCTGGCAACTGAATTTGGGAAACTCTTTCTAGGTCGTCCAGCATAACGACGGCAATTCGCTGCGAAAACCTACACGCCCTACCGCCCCCCGACGATCCCCGCACATTCTGCGGACAGTCCATACACCGACGACTTTGTACTTGATCCTCCGGCACGTCAACGTCAGGGACTTGCGTAGTGCTAGACCAACAAGTTGGTGCAGCTAACTTATCGGGGTCAAATTCGCCAGAGAAGTAAGCGCGTGAAACTTTCGCTGCATTGACAATAACACACTCAAGTTCTAATGCGTTATTAGAGAACATACCGTCGCGTAAGCTAATCCTACGCACTACTCAGACACCTCTGTTTTTTCTGCGATACGCGCCTTTAACTTTTCGTTAATGTCTTCTGCGGCTTCGTTAGCTTCTTCATTGCTCTTGTGCATAGCTCGGGTAAGCGCCCTCGATACGGTTGGTATGTGAAACCTATAAGTTTGTCCAACACGTATGTACGTGTCTTCAGGTATGGCTCCAGTACGTACCCACGAACGGGCGGTGGACGTTGATATTGAGAAGTGTTTAGCTAGCTCCTCAATAGTGACAAGACGTTCTTCACTCATTACTTTTTCCTCACTGCTAAAGTGTATTCTGAATCCACATTAAGCCCCATAGGAACTTTATCTGGGTTTTCTTCTAGGTACTCCCGCACGTTCTTTTGGTTCAAACGCTTATCGAGAAACTCAGGGACTTCATTCTCCATGATGAACTTGTGCATAGACTCCCAATCGCTCGTCCAATACCTAGTCTTGACCGACCGATAAAACGTACCTTCTCCAGTACGAATACTCTCTATACCGTTATCCCCCAAGTACTTGAGTAGCGCGTCTCGAACCGCGTCAAGCTGTGTCACAAGCGCGCCGTCCGCTTCCTTAAACTCCTTAGTTATCTCCGCACGTTTAGCCTTTATCTTATGGTGCACGCGCACCAGTTGCTCCAAATCAGTATCTGGCATTGTTCTTACCCCTGTTAGTTAGTAGAATACGCACTATGCCACTGATAAGTTACTTAGTCAATCATATCGTTGTAAAGATCAATCATTTTTGTGTGTACGTCAATTCTATTATCTAATAATGAGTATATACGTTGTTCCACGGCAGATCCTTGTAGCTGTACTACCGTGCATTTGTGGGTCTGCCCCGAGCGATGCACCCGTGCGTTGGCCTGTGCGTAAGTTTCCAGTGAGCTGGTTGGCGACCACCACACCACCGTGTTCGCTGCGGTAAGTGTCACCCCGTGCGCTGCGGATTGTGGTTGTATAACAAGTACTTTTGGGTCGTCTGTCTCTTGGAACTGTTTAAATATCTCAGTACGTTTCCTCGCGGGTACGTCGCCGCGTATAATGTCAGTTGTTATACCATCAGCCCGTAACTTGTCTGAGAGTATGTCGATAGCGTGCCTAAAAGGGACAAACACCAAAACCTTTTTACTGGACTCGTCGATAACTTCGCGCAGCACTTTATATCTATGCGTAATATCAAACTCCAGAGAATCCCCTGCGTCGGTGTACACTGCTCCGGCGCTTATCTGTAGCAATTTGTTCATAGCCACCGCTGCGTTCACGGCAGTTATTTCTTCCCCCGCCGCTTGCATGACTAGCTTCTCTTTAAGTATCTTGTAGTACTTCTTCTGTTGTCGGCTCAGTTCAATTTGTCGTTTAGCGTACACCATCGGCGGTAAGTCTAGGCACTCGTCTTTGGTAAAACGTATGGCCGGTTGAAGTGCCCTGAACACAGTGTCGGTAGCATCGGGTTTCGGCACCCACTTAAACTGCGTTAGTTTAAGCATGACTTGGTCACGGAAAGAACCTGCAAAACGTGGAACTCCTTTGGGGTTTACCAACTTGGCGAGACCATACGCATCCACTGGACTTTGCGCGGCTGGCGTACCTGTCATTAACCACAACCAAGTGTCAGGCGTGACTAGTTTGTTTAGGGTCTTCCACCGTTTAGTCTGCGGGTTTTTGTAATGGGTAGCTTCGTCGATGATGATGCAGTCAAACCCACCGGCTGCTATAACGTCTCGCACTATCTCTACACCGTCGTAATTTATGATGACAAAGTCTGCGCCACCCTCGATTATCTTTCGGCGTTTTTCTTTAGCACCATACGCTACGTCAACTGTTCGGTGCATAGCGAACGTAAACAAGTCTGCCCGCCATGCGCTATCCATGATAGACAAAGGACATACCACCAACACGCGGTTGATCTTTCCTTGGTTCATCAAATAGTCCGCTGCCCATATAGCACTGGCGGTCTTACCTGTACCCTGCTCGTTAAAGCAGAACGACTTCCTGTTCATAGTAAGAAAGCCGGCTGTCTTCTTTTGGTGAGCAAACGGTTCGTACTTACCTGTCCACTTGTACCTACCCTCTATGGGGGACGGCGCTTTTATGTCCATGTTACGTAGCGCCTTCGCTTCGTCTAAACCCCAATGCACAGCAACATCTTTGTCTACCACCTTACTCTTTGGTATCACCGACGTTACTTTTTCTGGGTTACGCAGTCTAAGCAGTAGAGCTTTGTTTTCAAATATTCTCATTTTTTCTTCTTGTAGTTGCGTTTACGGTTAGCAGAAGAACTCTCTACCTTATACCCATCTTTGTTCGAGCCACCCTTCGACAGGGCTTTGTTGTGAGAGACATCTTTACCCTCACGTTTATCGGCACGCCCGTCACCGTTCTTGTCACCGCCATTCTTCTTGGCTTTTTTATCTAGCGCACGCCTAGCTCGTTGGCGTTCCATCCTCGCTGCGTGTTCTTTCGTGCCCACGGCGGGGTTCTTTGGGGACTTGCGGTCTGCTGGATTCTTGTACGGCATTTTTAGTTACCTCGTTGTGTTTAAATATGCGATCAAACTCTGCGTTAAATCGCTCTAAGTTTGCTGGTCTTTGTCTACTACCCTTACTCATTTATTTCTCCCGTTGCTTAGGTTGGTGTTATATGCTTACTCGCTTAACTCTCTGAATCTTGCGCTAATGCTAGTTATGTTGTTGTTCAACGCCTGTAAATGATTAAGGAACCCTCCAATATAATCCTTATCTACTTTGTAATTCCAACCATCACCAGATAGCGTAAACTCAACCTTCTGCTCAATTATGCTTATATAATCAATTACCTCTGCGTTAATAAACTCACCTTGTTTTATCTCAATTAAAAACATTAATCTACTCCTATGTTATAAATCTACTTCGCATGTAGGGCATTCACTACCAAGCACATCGCATTCGCATTCATCACTCTCACCAATACCTAGCTTTTTAGCTAAAACATCTGCCCTTTCTTTTAGTTTGCAATCATCTTCATAGTTAAGAGTTCTGTAAAAAGTAGGACATAAATTCTTTGGTACTGGCTTTCGTATTTCTTCTAGCAAGTTGCCAATTAGCCGTTTTTCATAATCATCTAAATTAACCATTTTTCTCCGACTTACTTTGTCGTTAATGTTGGTGTTATGTGTCAGCTCTTGACATAAATCCCTGCCAGAACGCTGCCGCTTTTTCGCCATTGGTTTCAGTTGGTAACGGCGCTCCTGAGTATGCCGCGTATCTGATCTCTCTGTGCTTTTCACCTGCACAAGGATAATGCTGCGAGTTGTGTTCAAGCAAGCATTCCACTGAGTGCGCGTTAGCATCTTTATTTTGGTCGCATTTGTAACCTTTACAGTAAAGCATTATTTATTTCTCCCGTTGTGCGGACATTCTAAGACATCGCAATGTCTGTAACACAGCCCACTTGTCTTAGCGTTCCAAACGTTGTTGTCAAACGCTTCTTTCATTTGTAGGAACTCGTTGTTCCACTTATACCACTTGTCCCCCGGCCCGGTGGCGCTAACCTCATTGGTGATAAGTTCTTTTGCTACTAAGA